TGCTCAAACGTTCTCATGGTCTAGCCCTCCAATAGTGTAAGAAGAATCATCAAAAGCCAAAGCCCGCCATAGTCAGGGTTTTGAGTAAGGGTCATGTATTCCCTTTCTAAAACTGCTTGTTTCATTTGTTCAATGGTTTTCATCTCGCACCCCCCAAAAATGCATCAAAAGCATCTGAAATCATCCATCTATCCACTTCAAGATTGCCCCTTTCTTGTTCCTCCATCACATAATCGGCAACATACTTTGCAAGCTCTAGTTTGAGCGCGTCATTCCAGGTTGCTTCCTGATTTGAGAATACGCTAAGCATGGTGGTCTCCCTGAGGCCCATAAGCCCGTGTTTCATCAGTTGGCATACTTTCATAAACCTCATCATCACGACTTTCACACGCATAAACGCCAATGCTCAAAATTTCTGAGTCTGGATTAGTGTCTGTCGCCGTCACAACATAAAGGTTGGGATCATCGTAAAGCATGGCTTTAGCCTCATCCGCATTTTCGGCCTCGACCTCAACCTCAACCCGATAGTGCTGGATTACGCAAAATGTTTTTTTGTTCATTCTCCACACTCCTCATGTTCAGCTAGGTTATCTGAAATACCAAATTCAGCATCAATGTCTTCTGGAATGTTGTTCTTAATCCAGTCTGAGTTACTTTGGATTTGATAACAGTCATCCAACCCGTCAACCCAATGACCGCAAAAGCCCATTCCGTCTTCATAGTAGTAAGCATCAATTGAAAAGCCCTGCTCCTCTACCATTGTCCAAAAAGCTGCTAATGGAGGCCCCCAAGCAGACATAAAAGACAAGCGAACAAACTGCTCTCCACTAGGTTCTGCATGACCGCCTTGGGTGTCAACATCCCACTTAGTTCCCCAATTGGCAATGCACCACTCATACCAGGTCTCAAAACCAAAGTGCTTTTTGTTAAGGGCATAAGTGGCTTCTCGCAGTTCTTTTTCATACCCGTCAGGGCCACCCCAACTCCTAGATACTTCCCGCAAGGGTTTAGGACATGGAACAAACTCATCCAACAACCGCTTCTCATTAAAGGCTTCAACAACCCGAGCTAACACTTCGGGGTCTTGGTGCGATAGCACCACCGAGTTCTGACACCAATTTGGCATGATGACTTCCTTTCTAAAGTATTGAATGGATACTACGGTTCGTATCTTACACCCACCAAAAACAGATTGTCAACGCCTACGGCCCTGCTCTTTTTTGTTGCGGAGTGAAGCAAACAAGGCCATGACCAACAAACGCTTCAAGCCCGACCAAAATTCCTCTTTCTTTCGTTCGTCTTTCCGCTGCTGGATTTCCTCAGGGGTTAGCTTTGGCATCTGCTTCTCCCTTCTTTTTGAGTAACTCCAACAATTCCCCCCGTTCATCATATGACCACACCAGCAACCAATGCAAAAAGTGACCATTTTGCGGTGCGGTTTCATTGGTCAATGGCGTGAAGTCATCTTCTTCAGTGTCCTGATGGTCATTGTAGACAGCAACAAACTTGTCAAGAAGGGCTTGAGTTCTATCCATTTCAACAATTTTCCAGGTCATGACAATTTCTCCCTTTCCACTTCCCCATAAGCGCGCTCAAGACGCTCGCGCAACTCGTGAAAATTAGCTTCAGTCAATGCTGCAAGGGCAACTCGCATAATTGAATCGCCACCCCATCCAACCGCAATAGCCACTTCCCGACCTACACGCTCCAAGTTCTCATCTGTTGGGTTGATTTTTGAGCAAATAAATTCGTTCATCTGTATTCCTTTCTTAACGAACAAAAACATTGATAGATTCTTCCACGCTATAAATATCCGTGTCGCCATCGTCAGGTGTATTACTCATGTGGGTTTCAATATTATCCCAGGCCTTATCCCTTGCTTCTTCAAGGCTCTCGGCCTCAACATAAACGGTTCGGTACTCATGGGTCACGAAAGTCACTTCATAGTTCTTCATCTGTATTCCTTTCTAAAGTATTTAACGGGTACAACAGTTCGTATGATACACGAACTATTTCAAAAGTTCCAACCGAAGCATATGCCATTGCATCTGAGCAAGGTTACAGGCCCACACGGGTTCCACATCAACACCCACCAAGACTAAATCCCCCGCCTGCTCCCCACGGTACAACCGCAACTCCGCAGTCTTACTCGAAGTTGTTCCAGGCGGGTGATACTGCACCAGGACAAAGGTGGGAACCCGCATATCCCAATGCTTCAAGTGGAAAGCCACTTGATGAGGACTCAAAGCGACCTTACGGCCCCGCTTGACCACCTTCAACTCCACCATGACAAAGCGGGGTTGCTGCGGCCCAAGGGCCACTAAGCAGTCAGGAACACCTAAACCCACCCGAGATTCAAGGCGGGTGATATGACTATTCGGTAGGTTTTCCTTCAGGCGTTTGTACAGGGCCGCTTCCGGCTTGATTGTCGACATCAATGTCCTCTAAGTCGGGAATGGCTTCCAGGGCTTTACGGGCCTCAAAAGGCGGGTCACGCTCCATCGTAATGTCCTTTGCTTCCACATCCAGAATGGCTTGCGGGGGCGGCCCACCATACAGGCTTTTGATTTCGTTTAGCTTGCGCTCGACTTCTTCCTTGCTCATAGAATCAATCGTGCCGTGCCTGATTTCCTTGCGCTCCACATAAATCGTGCCAAGGGCTTGGCCCCGCCTGTACTCGGCCTGCACTGCGGCTCCATATGCTCCCGCCTCTAAAGCCTTGTCTCGAATCAACTGCAAGTCTTTCATATGCCGTTCATATGTCGTGCCGTACTTGGCGGCTAACTCAGCTCGGTATTCTTGAATAGCGGCAACCACATGGGGTGATATTTCAGGGTTTGTCAGTCTCCAGGCGTATACCTTGGCTGAATTAGGCGGGTATCCAGCCCGTAAGGCACACTCCTTCATCGTGACCGTGCCGTCACCGGATACCAGCTCTTGAACAAAAGTCCACTCCCGTTGGGTCAGCTTCTTCTTTTGCTTCTTCAAAGGGGCCACCTTCGTACTGGTACGTTTCTGCATCTTGTTGGGCAATACGGGGGGAACGTGCCACACGTCTTTGTATGTCATACGGTCCTCCGACAAACCCAATAACCTTCACCATCTTCTTTTACAGAAAATCTGCGTCCAACATACCGCCGGTAAAACGTCTTGAGAGCGTTTCGGGCGGCAATGGCATGGTCGTGGCTATCCAAGAGAATGTAGTCGTCCACCAGCATGGCCTTAAACGGGTAGCGAGCCCGTCCGGTCAAGAGGTTATACCGCACAACATGGCGTTTCGGCTTAATACGGAAGGGTGCGTTAGGTACTTTTTCAAGAACATTCAACGCATTTTCAAAGGGTTGTTCAGTATTCATACCCAAGATTGTACCCAAAGGATCTCCCCAAAACAACACAGCACTTAAATTCACACACCTTAAGGGTGTTTCTCGAATGAAAAAAAAAATTAAGATACATTTCAACCGCGCGCGATTTTCGTAAGATTTTGCTTCTATGGGTACTTTTTACGACACCTCTATACACCACAGTACACCACCCTAAACACCCTACTGTATCGACTTAAGTCCTTGATCCGTGGTCCATTTTTCTCTAACAACTCACCACTAGGGTGTTTTTTGTTCAAAAAAAAAATTTCATTTTTTCATTTCAGAAACACCCTTAAGAGCGTATGTGCTGTACTGCTCCAAAAAAAGTGCTGTACTGTGGTGTATAGTCCCCCTGCCCAACACCCTTTTTTTCCCAACCCATTGTATTTATGTAACATTTTCTGTACTACACTTTTGCGTATGGTCCGCTTTCGCTTAGTACACCACTCGTTACACCACACCACTCGTTACACCACTCCCGCGAGTGGTGTATTGCCCGTAATGCGTGTATTGCAGCTTGCTTGTCTGCCGCATGACGAGCCGATCTTCCCTGACAACGGTTGGTGGTGGCTGGGGCATTCTTTGGACAACAACCAAGCGGTGGCCTTTGGCATCCTGGAACCCTCCCAGCAGTGGCTGGACACGGCCTACCTCTCCCGAGCGGGGGTACTACCCGCGTGGCGTGGTCAAGGGCTCCAGCGCCGTCTTATCGCCCTTCGTGAGCGTCTTGCGCGCCGGCAGGGCTTTGTTTGGATGATTTCTGACACCACGGACAACGTCCCGAGCTCCAACAACCTCATTAAGGCTGGTTACAAGCTCATAGAGCCCTCCGCCCCCTGGGCCAATAGTGAGTCACTCTATTGGACTAAAAAGCTCGTGAAGGCCTGATTAAGTGCCCTACAAGGACCCTGCCAAGCGCGAGGCCATGGCCAAGGTGTACAAGGCCCGTTGGTATCAGAAGAACAAGCTA